ATGAATAAAAAGAAAAGAGCTCAAGATATGCATAGAGCTGATATTCGAGCTGAATTGATGAAGAAAGGAATAACATTTTCTCAGTTAGGGATTGAGAATGGGCTTTCCAAAACAACAGTAAGAAATGCTCTTGATAAACCTTATAAAAACGGTGAAGAAATTATCGCAAAAGCATTAGGAAAAACGCCAGCCGAAATATGGCCTAGTCGTTACCCTGATGTTGCATAACAAGGATAGCTGTTATGAAAGATTGGTTTAGTGCAAAAGAATTAGCAGGTATTAGTGGCTTATCAAAATACCCAACAAATGTAACTAGACAAGCCAAAAAAGAACAATGGGCAACTCGTCCATTGAAAGGGGTTAAAGGAGGTGGTTTTGAATATCACATTAACTCTTTACCCACCGAAGTTCAAACCGAAATCCGCTCCCGCTTTATGTCGGCGGTGGTGGAAGCCAAGCCGAAAAAGTTACCGGTAGTGCGTGCAGAGGTGGATGTGGGAAACCTGACCACCAAACAGCGAGAAATTGCTGATGCACGAATGGCACTGGTGGCGTATGTGTTGGAGTTGGAAGGCTCAATGAGCCGGATTAAAGCGATAACCTACCTTTGCAACCTTGCCAAACAAGGCGAAATGCCACCGCACTTGGCGGAGCTGGTTGCCGTAGCAAATGCTAAAAAGACGGCAAAACGCACACTCTCGGTGCGAACCTTAAACGGCTGGGTGGTGGATTACTGCAAGGCAGAGAACGCCGAGCAACGGTTGAAACTGCTTGCCCCACAGGTACGGCAGGAGACCAAGCCGGAAGAAATTTGGTGGCTAAGTGCTTTTTTAGGCGTATATCGGCAGAAAAACGGTATTTGCCTCACCGAAGCCTACCGAGAATTTGAGGTGGAATGGGCGTATCAGTATGCAGACAACCCGCTACTGTTGGCACAATGCCCCAGCCTAAGCCAAGTACAGCGAGCGATGAATAAGTTGCCGTTGTATGTGAAAGAGTACGGCAGACGCACCGGCTCGCATTACAAGCAGTTACTGAGCTATGTGAAGCGGGATTGGTCGGTACTTCGAGCAAATGATGTATGGATTGGTGACGGTCACTCACTGAAGCTCAAAGTAGCCCACCCGATACACGGTAAGCCGTTTACCCCTGAGCTGACAATGATTGTCGATGGTGCTGGTAGAAAAGTGGTGGGCTGGTCGCTGGCACTCAGTGAGAACGCCTTTGCGGTGGCTGATGCACTACGCCACGCCATTAGCCTACACGGTGTGCCGGCAATCTACTACTCGGATAACGGTGGTGGTGAAAAGAATAAATTTTTGGATGCGGAAATCACGGGGATGTTGCCCCGCCTCGGTATCCGACACGAAACAGGGATTGCGGGCAATCCGCAGGGGCGAGGCATTATTGAACGCTTAAATAAAACCATCGGTATGACGATTGCCCGACAGTTTGAAACCGGCTATGCAACCGGTGCAGATCCGGAAACCGTTCGCAAAACCCTGTATGCGGTGAACTCACTGGCAAATGCCAAAGGGGAATTAACCCCACTACAACGTAAAGCCCAAGGCAAATTGCCAACGTGGCAACAGTTGATTGAAGTAATCCAATCGGTGATTGACTGGTACAACAACGAGCATATTCACTCGGAAATCCGTACCACGCCGGCACGCAAATATCAGCAGATGTTGCACGCAGAAGATGTGGTGATGTTAAGCCCTATTGAGTTGCGGGATATGAGCCGACCGGAATTTATCCGTAAGCCGGATCGAGGTTGGGTAAGTTGGAATAACAACCACTATTTTAACTTGAAATTACTGGATTTTGACCGTGAAGAAGTGGTGATCGGGATTGATATTCACAATGCCGAGAGCGTGCAGGTGCGTACCAAAGACGGCAGGTTTATTTGCGAGGCAATTTGGAACGGTAACACCCGAGAGGCATTCCCGGTGGCGATGGTAGAACAGCAGCGTAAAGAACGCCATAAACGCCGAGCCAACCTTAAACAGCAACAGCTTGATGAGATTAATGCGGAATTAAACCCGGTTTTAACCATTGAGCAGAAAAACGATTTTAGCTTGCTGGCAACGGCAAGAAAACCGAAAAAAGAAGTAGAACCGATTTTTTTGACCCGAGCAGAAAAAGAGGATTACGAAAAAAAGTTAGCAGTGGGAGGCTAAACGATGAAAAACCAAGAACTTAGAGCCTTAATGGATAGCAAAGGCTATCAACAAAAACAAGTGGCACAGCTTTTAGGTGTATCCGTTGCCACAGTCAGTCTGTATCTCAAAGGCGATTATAACGGCAATGTGGCTGAAATGGATCGCAAAGTAGACGAGCTGATTGAGCGTGATAAGGCAAAAGTGGTGGAAGCGAAATATAACGCTGCTTTTGTGCCAACTTTGGCGGCACGCAGAGGAATGGAGGTAATGCAGTTTGCCCATATTGAAGGCGAAATTAATGTGATTTTTGGGGCAGCCGGCTTAGGTAAAACCCAAATGCTCAAAGAATACGAACGCAGAAACAGCTCTGCAACATTAATTGAGGTTGATCCGAGTTGCACACCTAAAGTCTTGCTCCGCAAGATTGCCGAGGCGGTGGGGGCAAATGCCAGAGGGGTAAATAACGAACTATTAGAAAGCATTGTGAACAAGTTAAAAGGCTCTGAAAGGTTGCTAATGATTGATGAAGCTGAATTACTTTCGACCCGCTCGCTGGAGTTTATCCGCCGAATCCACGATTTAACCAGCGTGGGCGTGGTGTTAGCCGGTATGCCGAGATTGTTGGTTAATCTTAAAGGTAAAAATAATGAGCTGGCACAGCTTTATAGCCGAGTAGGTTTTGCTTGTGATTTGGGAAATGCCTTGAGCGAGGAAGATTTGGGGCTATTAGCCGAAAGTGCGTTAGGTACAAATGAATTTAATGCCCCGCTAATTAAAGCTTGTCACGGCAATGCCCGCCGATTAAGTAAGTTAATGCGTGGCGTGGTGCGGTCTAGCGAGATTAACCAAACACCAATTAGTAAAGATTTGGTTGAGCAATATAGCAAGATGTTGATTAGCTAAGGAGCAAGTTATGCAAAAGGTTTACAGCGAAAAAGCAGGCGAAATGATGAACCCCTTAAATGCGTTTATCCACGACAGCCTTGTGAAGTTAGAAATTGCCACTTTGGAATGTGAGGCGATGGAGTTGGAAGTTGAACGAGTGGAGTTTGAAGCGAAAAGCCCACCCCGCTTGGTCTTACGGGATAACTGCAAAACACAGGATTTAGTCAAGAACGGCTTGGCAAGCCTGTTTGGAATGAAAACCAAAGGCGGCAGACGGTATGACAGCTATCAAATGCAGGTGCGGGGGGTGAAATGCGTGTGGGAGTCTGAACGTGTTACGAAGGTGTAGAAATGAAAAAACGGCGAATGATTTATGCCCTGTATGTTGGCGAAGAGAATGTGGCTGACGGTACGGCGGAAGAGTTAGCAGAACGGTTGGGGGTGGAGGCGAAAACAGTGCGGTTTATGTCGTCCCCTGCTCACAACAAAAGAGTGAAATATAACGGTAAAGCAATCCGCACCGTGAAAGTCGGGTTGGAATAGAGAGGAAGTATTATGAGTAAAGTAACAATCGGTAATGAAATTTACTGGAAAGATGCTGATGGCAATTTAAAGCCGGAGGCATTAGTAAAAGAAATCGACAAAGAACGTGATGAATTAGTTCGCCAATTTGTAAGCAAAGCACAAGCGTTAAGCAAAGCGTTAGGTGATTTTAAACAATCCGTATTTGATGACGTGGGGGCTTTTGTCAGCCTATCGGCTGACAAATATGGAGTAAAAATTGGCGGTGCAAAAGGCAATATCACACTATTTACTTATGACGGTGAATATAAGTTGCAGTTAGCAGTGCAAGAGAATATTCGCTTTGATGAGCGTATTCACGCAGCAAAAGCCTTGATTGATGAATGCTTGCACGATTGGTCGGAAGGGGCAAAACCGGAGCTTAAAGCCTTAATTGATAATGCGTTTGAGGTGGATAAGGAAGGTAATTTATCTACAGCAAAAATTCTCTCTCTCCGCCGTGTTGAGATTGATGATGCAAGATGGAATCAAGCAATGACAGCGATTTCAGATAGCGTACAAGTGATCGGTAGTAAAGGTTATATCCGTTTTTATAAACGTGATGAAAACGGAAAGTATCAGCCGATTAGTTTAGATATGGCGGGGGTTTAGAATGTTTATTACTTTTAATGTTAATTATACGGATAAACCTGTTGTGGTTAATACAGACAAGGTTTGTTCAATAGAAAATATTAACGGGAATGTAACAGTACACTTTTGTGATAACAAAAAATTAATAATGATGGACTTTGATGATAAAGAATATGCATCGTTATTAAATCATTTGCATATTTTAAATCAGTTAAAAAGAAAGTCTTAGTTAAAAAACCTTTTCAATGCCCTTTAAAAATCTCCCCTAGCCCCTCTTTTTCAAAGAGGGGGACAAGATAGAAGGGCATTTATAAAGTGTTTTAACCACAGGAGGAAAAAATGAAAACAGAACAAAAGGCGACCGAGTTTGACCGCTACAAACATTATGCCGAGAAAGCAGCGGAAGCCGAACGTAAAGGCAATTATGCAGAAGCCCAAGACCATTGGAAAGTTGCAAAATTATCAGCAAAAAAGACCGCTAACTGAGACTGGGCGGGGCAACGAGCGGTATTTTGTAAACGTATGCATAAGAAACCGTTTTAGGAGGAGATGATGACCGAACAAGAGAAAAACGAACTTAACAGCCAATTAAACGAGGCGTTAATGCAGATTATTCAGGCACAAAAATATTTAAAACAGAGTGACTTTATTCGCAGTGGTGTTTATCTCGGCACGGTGCAGGATTTGTTGCCAAAGGTGCATTTGAAGTTATTAACGGCAAATCGGAAACATTAACCACCCCAGTAAGGAGTTAAGAATGAAATTTAGATTTTTTAAAGGGGATATAACCCAAGAGCCACTAAAAAGCATTTATGCAGATTATCAAGTATCTAAAGAAGAACGCAAGGATAAGCTCAATGCTATTTTAGAAAAATATCCTTTCAATGATGGATTAATTAGTAGGTCAGGCTGGTTTCATAGAATAGTTATAGGGATTGCTTGTAAAGCAACCAATATTAGCCAAGTTTTAGATGTTAAAGGGTTCAAGGTCGGTAAATTTAATGATGAGTTTTACCTCGTCAAACCTGATAAACGTTACGAAAAAGGGAAAGAACTTGCAGAAGATTTTAAAGCAATTAATGAAATTTATGAGAAACATCGTGATTTTTCGCCCTATATCTTAAAACGTTTGAATATGCTTTATTTTGTAAGTGATTTTAGTTATTCCCCAACATCAGGTAGAAGTTATTTAGCCGTAGCAGGCATTTGTGAAAACACCTTACTGGTTGAAATGCCAATGCCTATTGATAAAAATGATGAACCATTTCCTGAGATTGCAGAGGGATTGGTTGAGATTAAAGAAAGTGAGTTTTTAGCAATACAGGGGAAGTAATAAAACCCATTTACAGCCCATTTAACCCCTATTTAAGTGGGCTGAATAATGTGTTTTATAGGAGCATAAAATGGAATATCAAAAAATTCCTGAATATCGGTTATGTAAAAAGAAATCGGGAGAGATTGTGTTACAACAATTAGTTATTTGCGAGCTAACTCCAGCAACTTGGCATAACCCATACCCTGATAGTCGAACTTATTGGGTTGATCTCGAAACAATAGAAGAAGGAACAGAATGATGAAACTATGCAAATGCCCGATTTGCCATTCCGACATCTCGTTTGAGGCGTTGATTGAAGATGATGCAGGGCGTGAGTTGTTAAATACGATAGTCAATATCGGTGGGAATTGTGGGCGTGCGGTGGTGGCGTATTTAGGGTTATTTAAGCCACAGAAAAACAGCCTTGCCAATAGCCGAGCCTTGAAAATTGTGCAGAGTTTATTGGAGCTTTACCCTCCCTCTAATGTGTTAGAAAAAGCCTTAATGGATACGGTGGAACAAGTAAGACGGAATCGGCGTGAAACTGGCAGATGTGAGCCGCTGGCAAATCATAATTACTTGAAGAAAGTATATGAAAGCGTGAAGCCACAATTTGCAGTAGTAAGAAGTGAAGCGAAAGCAGTGAGTAGCCTTGAGCAACAGCAACGGCAAGCAGACCAAAAGAAACACGATGCCGTGATGTATGTGGAACGAATGAAGCAAATGGGGCAACTGGAAGCCGTTAAGAACACCGAAAGTTATCAAATTTGGCTGAAATGGCAGGAGGAAAAGCAAAATGCAACCGCAAACTAGAAAGCAGATGATACAGAAAATCCATATCGGCAAAAATGAGCTAAAACTGGATGATAACGCCTATAAAATGCTGTTGTTAGAGGCGGTGGATAAACCAAGCTGCTCAATGATGACCGATAGCGAATTAATGACCGTACTGCAAACAATGAAAGCTAAAGGGTTTGTGGTGAAGTCGAAAAAATACGGTAAACGCCCAACAGCAAGTAAAACCGCCCCTCACCGGCAAGGGTTGATAAATAAAATCGGGGCGTTGCTGTATCAAAGCCAAAAGCCGTGGGATTACGCCCACGCCATTGCCAAACGCTCGTTTGGTATTGAGCGGGTGCAATGGCTGACAGATGATCAGTTGCATAAATTAGTGCAGATATTGGCGAGTTATAACCATAGGCACGGAATGAGTGTTAAATAATAAATTTATTGCATAGCCCACTTTAAATAGTGGGCTTTTTTGTGGTAGATTTTAGGTGTTTTTTAATCAACTTTTAAAGGTATTTAAAATGAAAGAACTGCTATTAACAACCTTATGCTTATTGTCGTTACCAGCAATAGCAATGACAGAAAAAGCTGAACAAGAAACAGCAAATGCTCTTGTAAGTGGTGATTATCAACAGTTAAGAAATGTAGCTTACGGAATGGAAACTGGTTCGTTTGGGCACGATCACAATCCTATTGCTGCTTGTGCTTTACGCCGTGTTATTTTGCTTGTTAATTCGGACAAGGTTGATATGACTGACTTTAACAACGAGGCGATTGCTTGCCGTAAAATTGAGGTTACAGATAATCAACAGGCTTGGGAAACTGCCTTTACCATTGCAAAATCCATTTCTGCAACCAAGAAAAAATAAATTTAGACCGCTTTCAAGCGGTCTTTTTTATTTACATAAAAAAATTTAAGAAAAAAACGAAAAATCACTTGCAATAGGTAATTATATTACTATAATGCACCCATAGCCAAACAGGAGAAATTAAAATGACAGATTACCAAAAACTTTTAAATGCTTTACTAAACGATGCCGATGAAGACTGCTTCGCTGTTTATGGTTTAAGAGCAACTACAGATGTGCATCAAGTTGGCGATGAATTAGGAAATTCTTTTGTTTGGGTCGATGGTGAAAAAACAGATGAAGAATTAGACGGCATTTGTACAATGGGAATCCAAAATGCAGATGAAGCAGGTTTGTTAAATGCTATTAAAAATCTAGGTCGTGATGCTTGCAAAAAATTTGATGTTGAATTTAAAGGTTTCCAGTCATACTGTGGGCAAAACTTTATCCTAGTTAAAGGCGATAGTGCAAGAGGCGGAGAAGATAAAGGCGAGAGCATTATTAGAAACCCTATCGTTGTTGCTGTATTTAATAGCTAGTTTAATGGAGGGAGGTGAATGATTGAAAACCCAGAGTTTGGATACACACCAAGCAACTTAAAAATGCTAAGAAAGCACCATAACCTCACACAAACAGAGGTAGCTAACATATTAGGGGTCGGGCAAAGAATAGTAATGCGGTGGGAGACAGAACTGTCATCAACCGCAGCTAGATCAGATATGCCGTACACAAAATGGGCTGAGCTTTTAAAAAATTTGCAAAAAAATTTTTAAGTAAGTATTACAGATTTGAATAACCCCCTTGGATAATGGCTTTCGTGGAAATTATTCAAGGGGATTTTTTATGTCTGAATTTGAAAGTGTCGAACATTATTTGCCGGAAACGGTGAAAGAAATTGTGGGCGTGATTGGTTTGCCGGCAACTGAAAAGCTAATCAAAGCCTTTGGTGGCTTTTCATTCCAATTTTCTAACGGAAAACTCTATTTTAATAAGCTCAAAGAGGTATTAGGGCAAGATGATGCAGTGAAATTACAGGCTTATATGGGAGCTTGCGAGGTCTATTTGCCACGTTGTGAAACCGCATTAAGAATGTTGCGTAATCAGCAGATTTATGCCGATTATTGTCAATTAACCGAGCAAGGAGGGCTAAGTGGCAGGCTTGCGATTATGCAAATTTGCCCTAAATACAGCGTGTGTGATCGTGTTGCGTGGGAGGCAGTACGATATTATCAGCGTAAGCATACCGTTTCGCAAGCTACCTTGTTTTAAGTGTGGAATCCTTTCGCCTGCTCCCCGTTGCTCTAAATCATTAAAGTCTCTTTAAATCATCATTGAATTTAAAGAGGCTTTTTTTATGACTGAACCTATCAAAAACAAGGCAACTATTGCTGACTTTAATCTTGCATTTGACCGTCTTATCGGACACGAGGGCGGTTATGTGAACGACCCGAAAGACCCCGGTGGCGAAACGAATTGGGGTATCACTATCCATACTGCCCGTGCGAATGGCTATACCGGCTCTATGCGTGCAATGAGCCGTGCGGATGCGAAAACTATTTACCTCAAAGCCTTTTGGCAACGTTATAACTGTGAGCAGTTCCCGCCTGAGTTGGCTTTTCAGTTTTTAGATGCGTGTGTAAACCACGGTTCGGGCAATGCTAGCCGAATGTTACAGCGAGCGGTAGGTGTGGCTGATGACGGCATTATCGGTAAAGTGACTTTGGCTGCGATTGAGCGTTATTCGGTTGCGGATGTGGGCTTGTTATTTCAGGCAGAACGCCTTGAGTTTTACACCAAACTCAAACACTTTGACCGTTTTGGTAGAGGTTGGATTAACCGAATGGCGGGTAATTTGCGTTATTTTGCCAAAGACACGGTGGAGGAATAATCGTGAAGCAATTTTTACTTGATTTAATTACCAATAAAGACGGCACAGCCAGCACCACTGGCTTTATTCAGTTTATGAGCTGGTTAGTGTTATCGGGCATTTTAATTCACGCCTACCTTTACGATAAGCCGTTTATTTCCGACTGGTGGTTTGCTTATGCTGGTATTTGTGTATTGGGTAGCCCAGCCACAAAAGGGGTGGTAAGTGCGTTAAAACAAAAAGAACGCTCAAGGGAGGCTGAAGAATGATTACTCAACAAATTGCAGGTGTGGTTGGTGTAGTAAGCACAATTTTAGCCTATGCCTTTTATAAAAGCTGGCAATTAAAGCAGGAGCGGAAACTTACCGCTACATTAAAGGCGGAAAAGCAGCAACAAGCGGTCGAAATTCAACAAAAAAATGCAGAGGTTAAAAATGCCAAAATTCAGCAAAAACACGTTAGTGAAACTCGCCGTATTCAGCCTAGTGCCATTGATGAGCAGTTGCACCAACACGGTTACTTCCGTGACGACAACGGGTTGCACGGCGTTCGGTCTGATTTACCCGAGCCGTGCGGACACAATGGAAACGAAACGCCAAGTGCTTGCACACAATCTGACCTATGAGGAAGTTTGCCAGAATGAAGTTAATTAAAAAACTCAGACAGCGTTGGCAACAATGGCGTTTTTATCGCCGCCGTCCTGACCTTGCAGAATTGCATAACGTGGTGCGTGCGGCGGTGGCACAAGGTAATCAACACCCGGTCGGGCGAGCCAAAAGGGGGCGTTATGATTGATGAAAAACTGTTTCAGATGCTGATCTCTTTTGTAGTTGCTCCGTTAGTGGCGTTTGTAGGCAAGGTCATATTTGATCGTATCAACCGCAATGAGCAAACGGTAAAAGAGCTAAAAGCAGAAATGGAGAGCAAATATCAATCCAAAGAGCTTGCCCACGAAGTGAATAGAGGGATTAAGGAAAAGCTGGACGATATTTTAGACTCGCTCAAAGAAGTAAACCAAAAACTTGATAAAAAGGCGGATAAGTAATGAGCCGTAAAAAACAAAAGCAAACCGATTCGGAAAAATTAGACCTGATTTTAGGTGGATTAAATGAGCTAAACGATAAGGTGGATAAACAAAACGAAGAAATCGAACGCTTACACCGTGAAATCCAAGCGACTAATCGTTTAGTGAATGAAATGGCACGTAAAAACCGCCGTGATGCTGTAGTTGCCGGTGGCTTGGGTGGTGGCATTGTTGCTGTGGGTTTTGAGTTGTTACGCCTGAAATTTGGAATGTAGAGGGCGTATGGCACACGATGTTGAAGTACAAAAAGCGGTTCGGCAAGCCTATGTGTTTGACCGTTTAAGCCTCGAAATGGCAGCAGAACGTGCAGGGGTATCATTCGGCACGGCACGGCGTTGGAAAGCGGCTGCTGAAAAGAACGGTGATAACTGGGAAAAAGCTCGTGATGTGCAAGCGATGGCAAGCGGTGGTATTGAGAATATCGCTCAAGGCTTGTTAGCCGGTTTTTTAATTAAGTACCGCACGTTGATGACGGAGCTTGAGGAAAACACCGAAATGCCAACCGCAGCTAAGGTTGAGGCATTAGCTGCTCTGGCTGATTCGTTTGCGAAGATGACGGCATCGAGCAAGAAACTATTGCCTGAAACAAGTGCAATGGCAACCGCTATGCGTGCGATTGAGATGATGGCGAATATCGTCAAAACCAAGAAACCGCATTTATTGCCTGACTTTTTAGAAATGTTAGATGAGCTAGAAGTGCAATTCAAAAAGGAGTTTAAGTAATGGCTAAGAAAAAACAAACTGTAGTGCATAAGCATTACTCTTTCCGTTGGATTGTCCAACTTGCTTGTATTTTCGGAGCAATAAAACTAATGCTCAACGGTACAGACGGTTGGGGCTGGTTGTTGCTTATCGCAGCTTGTATGTAATTTATGAAAATCAAAGAATTTGAAAAAGAACTGGAAGAATTACGGCGACAGTTACAACAAAATATCGAAGCGAGTTTTGAGGGTTGGGACGATAAACCACAAGCCATTAGCGAACGCCGTCAAAAGGTTTTAGACCCTGTTCACGGCTTTGAGTATTTTGTGCAGGCTTATTTTCCACACTATGTGCGGTCTGAACATAAATCACAGTTGCATCATTATCTCTTTGAGAATTTACCGCTTTCGGTAAGTGATCTTTCTAAGTCAGTCCGCCAAGCGATTGCAGCCCCTCGTGGCGAGGCAAAATCAACGATTTGTACGCAATTATTCCCGCTGTGGTGTTTAGTCCGTGATTTAAAAAGATACATCATTATTGCGATGGACACCAAAGAACAGGCATACAGTATGCTTGAAGCTATTAAAGTGGAAATTGAATCTAACCCTCGTTTAAGAATTGATTTCCCCGAGGTTGCACAAGGCAAGGTTTGGCGTGCAGGTGTCATTATGACGGCTAAAAAACAAAAAGTTGAAGCTGTGGGGGCTGGGCAAAAATTGCGTGGTCGTCGCCACGGAGCTTATCGTCCGGATTTAGTAGTACTTGATGATATTGAGAATGATGAAAGCGTAGAAACACCTGCACAGCGTAATAAATTGCATAACTGGGTTTTAAAAGCAGTTTTAAAACTTGGTGCTGCAGGTGAAAAGTTTGATGTTATCTATGTCGGCACAATTCTACATTATGACAGTGTGCTTAGCCGTATTTTAAATACAAAAGGTTGGCGGCGAGTTCGTTTTAAAGCCATTTTACGCTTTCCCGGCAATATGGCGTTATGGGACGAATGGGAAAATATATACCTCTCGGAAGAAGGGGACGATGACACTATGTCTGATCTCTTTTATCAACAGCATAAAGCAGAAATGGATAAAGGAGCGTTAGTCTCTTGGTTAGCTCGCCCTATCCTCTACTTGATGAAAATCCGTGCTAGTGATGGGCACTCAGCATTTGACTCCGAGTATCAAAATGACCCTGTCTCGGGTGATGATGCGATTTTTGCCAACAGTATCCAGTATTGGACGGAACTGCCTGATGACCTGATTTATTTCGGGGCGTTAGACCCCTCAATGGGGAAAGCTGGGGCAAGCCGTGACCCATCTGCAATTTTGGTCGGTGGCTATCATCGTGAGAGTGGCAAGCTCTATGTTGTTGAGGCACAAATCAAAAAACGATTGCCGGATTTAATTATTGAGGACGTGATTAGACTGCATTCGCAATATAACTGTCACCGCTGGTTTGTGGAGACGGTGCAATTTCAGGAGTTTTTGCAGACGGAACTGGTCAAGCGTTCTGCCCAGCGTGGTAAGCCGGTGCCGGCAACGGCAACCAAGCCGAACAGTGACAAGATGTTACGGATTGAGAGCTTGCAACCGCATATTGCCAACGGTTTGATTTTGTTGCACCGCTCGCAATCTACGCTTGAAAGCCAGCTTCGCCATTTTCCGAAAGCCGATCACGATGATGGTCCGGATGCGTTGGAAATGTTATGGCGAAATGCACTCAGCAGCTCTGCCCCGATTGAGTGGGAGAGTGTAGATGATTTTGACGGTGAGTATCGCAGTAAGTGGCGGCATTAATGTAACTCCCCTCTTTGCTAAAGAGGGGGACTATATTGAGCGTAACTAAGCTCTGAAAAGGAAAATTTATGAGCAAAAAGAAGCATAACAAGCAGATTAAACCGAATTTAAACCCGATTAAAAATCAAGAATTGCAGACGGATTTAGCCGAAATTACCGCTACAGGTCGGGTACTCTCCGACCATCCGAGCAATTTTATTACGCCTGCTAAAATGAAAGCGATTTTTGAAGATACGGAGAATGGCGATATTACCGCTCAACACGAATTATTTATGGATATTGAGGAGCGGGACAGCTCTATTTTTGCCAATATCCAAACCCGTAAGCGTGCCGCATTAGGCGTAGATTGGGCGATTGTTGCCCCTCGCAATGCCACACCGCAGGAAGAAAAACTGCGTGATGAGGTTGATGAGTTATTTTATCAGCTCGGCAACCTTGAAGATTTGGTGATGGACTGTATGGACGCTGTGGGACACGGTTTTGCTGCCCTCGAAATTGAATGGGCGTTTAACGGTAAATTGTGGTATCCGAACGCCTTTATCCACCGTCCTCAATCGTGGTTTAAGTGGGATAAGCACGACAATCTGTTGCTGAAAACCCGACAAAATACCGAAGGTGAGCCATTACGAGAATTTGGCTGGGTGGTGCATACGCATAAATCCCGCTCCACACAGGCGGCACGCAATAATTTATTCCGCTCGCTGGCTTGGCTGTATATGTTTAAACACTACTCTATCCACGACTTTGCCGAGTTTTTGGAGCTGTATGGTATGCCTATCCGCATTGGTAAATACGGTGCAGGGGCAACACCAAACGAAAAACAAACGCTTAAACGTGCATTAGCGGAAATCGGACACAACGCTGCCGGAATTATGCCGGAGTCGATGAGTATTGAGTTGCATAACGCCGCTAATGCAGGCGGTGCAGCCGGCAATAATCCGTTTTTGCAAATGGTGGATTGGTGTGAGAAGTCTATCGCCCGCTTGATTTTGGGGCAAACCTTAACCAGCGGTGCAGACGGCAAAAGCTCTACCAATGCACTCGGCAATGTGCATAACGAAGTGCGGCGTGATTTGTTGGTGTCGGACGTGAAACAGCTGGGGCAGACGTTTACCCAACAAATTATTCTGCCGTTTCTGCAAATTAATTTTGGCAATATCGACCCAACCCGCATTCCGAGTTTTGAGTTTGATACCAAAGAGCCTGCCGACTTGGCGTTATTTGCCGAGAGCTTGCCGAAATTGGTGGATATTGGAATGCCGATTCCGGTGCAGTGGGCGATGGATAAACTCGGTATTCCCGAAGCTCAAGAAAATGAAGCGGTGTTAGGGCGTTCTGCCCCGCCACAAGCGGTGGGGTTATCCGCAAATTTTCCGCAAAAAATGACCGCTTGCGAATGCGGTTGTGGGGGCAAGGTTCACGCTTTGTCGGCCCAAACCAAAACGGGCATTAAAGAGCAAGATGCCTTAGATGATTTGGCAGACGAGGCTTTTTCCGTGCCGGATTTTAACGCCCAATTTGACCCCATCACGAAAAAGGCGGTGGCGGTGGTAATGGCGTGTAGCTCTTATGATGAGGCAGCAGAAAAATTGGCGGCAGCCTACCCTGATTTAGTGAGTGAAGAACACGACCGCTATTTAGCGAATGCGTTATTTTTGGCGGATTTATTAGGGGCTGCGAATGCAGAAAGTTAATTTTGCCATTGGACTAGAGCCTAAGCAGGCGATTGAGTTTTTACGGCAGAAGAAGTTGCTTGCGAATAAAGTGTTTAAGCAGGAATTATTTGATTCTGCATTGGGGCGAGCCGCCACCATTAGCAAGCTCACTAGCCTTGAAATGACCCGTGATATTTATGAGTCGATGGAAAAAGCACGGCGTGAGGGGAAATCCTTTAATGAATGGAAGAAAACGCTTACGGCAGAATTTGAACGGAAAGGCTGGGTGTATGGACACGACAAGGCGATTAGTCGTGGCATTGATGGCAAACTGCTTGCCGACCCGAAAACCGGCGAGCATTTCGGCACGCCTCGCCGCTTGAATACGATTTATCGTACCAATATGCAACAGGCTTATTCTGCGGCTCGTTATCAGCGGTATATGGATAATGTGGATAATCGCCCTTATTGGCAATATTCGGCGGTAGGCGACCAACGCACCCGCCCTGCTCACCAAGCATTACAGGGTAAGATTTATCGTTATGACGATCCGTTTTGGGCGACTTTTTATCCGCCGAACGGCTTTAATTGCCGTTGTACCGTGATTGCGTTAAGTGAGCGGGATTTAAAGCGTAAAGGGATTGACGAAGTCGGCAGTAGCGAGCCGTTTTTAGTGAAGGCAAAACGACCGAAAGATAAGTTAGGCAACCAAGAGGAAACCATTGGCTTTAAATTGGCTGATGGTACGGTGCGATTGGCTGATAAAGGTTTTGATTATAATGTGGGGCGTTTAACCTATAAGCCGAATTTGGATTTATACCCTGAAAAGCTGGCTTACCAATTTACCAAAGCAGAAATGAGCGGTGGTGAATTTAAGCAGGCGTTTAACAAGTTAGAAGAGGCTGTGGCACTTGCCAAAGATGGGGCGAAAAAACTCTCGCCTGATGAGATGGTTAAAGTGCGAAATGCCCTTAATCAAAACTTTAAATTTGCTGCTGGTCGGTTAAGTGAGGAAACACAACGCTTAATCGACAGTAAAGTCGGCACGGTATGGCTTTCGGATGACACACTGATTAAGCAGTTTTATAGCCGTGAGGGGCAGGATTTTGGGTTTGATGTGTATGCAAATATTCCTGATGTAATTTTTCAGCCTAATCATATTTTGCAAGAAGGCAAAAATTTCAGCTTTATACGAAACTTTGAGCATTATCGTATTCTTGTTGTGGTGAAATACTTAGAAGAGTTTGGTGAATTATTTCTGGTATCAACAAGGGAGATTGGACAAAAAGAATTGGATAAGCTGCTGTTGAAAAATACGGTTATTAGGTAAGGCTCCCGGTCACTTACACACGCTCTCGGTCATTTGAGCAGGACTTGCCATCTCAAATAGGCTGCGGCAGGGAGATTATCACCGCTTTTCTAATAACCGTAAAAGGAATATACCCCTGTTTATTTTAAAAATCAACTTGCAAGGTTAAAAATGATTGAAATCCAAATCCACGGCATTGATGAAATTATTGCCACGCTTAACCGTATTGCTGCTAAAACGGCAAATAAAACAGACTTGATGCGGAATATTGCCGGCAAAATGGAATCGGCGGTACTGACCAATTTTGATGAGGGCGGTCGCCCGAAATGGCTGGGTATAAAACATCGGCAAGGCACGCCGTTAGTTGATACGGAAAATTTAATGGGCAGCATTACTGCTGATTATAATAATGATTCGGCGATTGTTGGCACAAATGAGCCTTATGCTGCTATTCATCAATTCGGTGGTATGGCTGGGCGTGGGCGTAAAGTAAAAATTGAAGCCCGACCTTTTTTACAATTAACCTCGCAAGACAGGCAAGATATTTTGGACGATGTGCAAGCCTACTGGCAAAAACTGCTGGATTAAGCGATAAGATAATCGCCACAGATAGCCCCTAAATCGCTCTCTGTGGCGTTTTTGTTTTTTTTATGGTGATTTATCATTCCAACTTTTTTAAAATTTTTTAAAACGGATTTAAAGCGTTTTAAAATGGGTTACATTCCTCGCTGAATACAAGCGGTTGTTTTTTTCTGAAAATTTGCAACTTGTGGAAGTTGCTCCCCGTTACTCTTTTTTCTCAATCTTCTATTCTTTAGCCTCATTAATTTGTTTTGAGGTGTTTTTGTGTTTAAGCATAAATTCAAACTAAACCCCATTGCATTGAGTTTTAAACTCAACCAAGAGGCAAATGGACGTATTCAACTTTTCCCTTTTGGTTGGTTTGAGGCTCAAGACGGGCGTGGAGGACGTTGGTATGTAGGTGACGAGAATGGCTATGCGTTAGCCGATGATATTAACAACACTGCGATTGATCTGATGATTGATTATGAGCATCAGACCCTGTACATCGCCGAGAACGGCAAAGGCAACCCTGCTGCGGGTTGGATTACCAAGGCGGAATATATCTCGGGCGAAGGCTTGTTTGCGGATGTTAAGTGGACACCACAAGCGACCCAAGAGATTAAAGACGGCGTTTATCGCTATCTCTCGCCACTGTTTTTGACAGACGGCAGCGGAATGGTAATTAAGGTACTTAATGCCGCCTTAACTAACCGCCCTGCCTTGCATAATCTGCAAGAGGTGGTTGCGATGTCTAGCCAATTTGCCAAATTTTTAACCCCCGAAGAGGAAAATCCAAAAATGAAAGAACTCTTAATTAAATTATTTGCATTGTCGGCAAATGCGACCGATGAGCAGATTACCGAAAAACTGACCGCACTTGAGAAAGCCAAAGGCGACAGCCCGGTGGCGTTAAGTGATGTTTATACCGAGCTGGCAAAAGAGAAAAGCCAAGTGGTTGCACTCTCTGCCAAAGTGAATCACCCTGACCCGGCGAAGTTTGTGGCGTTAAGCGACTTGCAAGCAGTGCAAACCGAGCTGAACGGCTTAAAACAGCAAATCAACGATAAAGAGCGTGATGCGTTAATTCAAACCGCTCTTTCTGACGGTCGGTTATTGCCGGCTCAAAAAGCGTGGGCGGAAAAGCTCGGTAAGCAAGATTTAGTGGCTTTATCCGACTTTTTGAAAACGGTAACACCTAACCCCGCTTTAGCAAGTACGCAGTCGGGGGGTGAAGACCCGAACAAAGGTACGGAGAAAGTGGCGTTATCTGCTGCGGAAATTGCAGCAGCAAAATCGCTTGGTTTAAGCGAAGCAGCTTACATTGAAAAATATAAAACAGAGGAATCCAAGTAATGTTTAAAAAATCTGAATTATTAAAAGCACTTGATACTGCATTTCGTAAAGAATTTAGTGCTGGTTTAAAAGTGCTTGAACCACAATGGGGAACGGTTGCAATGAAGGTAAGCTCCAGCACCGCTACTAATACCTATGCTTGGCTGGGACAATTCCCGAAAATGCAAGAGTGGGTGGGCGACCGTCAAATTAAAAATATGCAAGCACAAGGAATGACGATTGAGAATAAATTATTTGAATCAACCGTTGCTGTGCCTCGTACTGCCATTGAAGATGACCAAGTGGGCTTATTTACCCCAATGGTGAAACAAGCGGCACAAAGTGCGGCTGAATTACCTGATGATTTGGTATTTAGTTTGTTGAAAAAAGGTAAGACAACCCTTTGCTATGACGGGCAGAACTTCTTTGATACCGATCACCCTGTTTATCAGAATGTTGATGGAACTGGCACAAGTAAAACACAAAGTAATATCACCACAGGCTCTGCCAGCGGTAAGCCTGCGTTCTATGTGCTAGATGATAGCCAAGCCATTAAGCCGTTAATTTGGCAAGAACGTACTACACCTGAAATTGAAACGAAGTTTGATCCAAGTGAGTCAGACCACGTCTTTATGAAAGACCAATATTTATGGGGTGTGCGTGCTCGTGGTAATGCCGGTTTTGGTTTCTGGCAGTTAATTCACCGTGTTGAAGATAGTGAGTTAAATAGTGAAACCCTTGAAAAAGTATTAACTGCAATGCGCACCTTAAAAGGCGATGGCGATAAGCAGTTAAATATTCGCCCGACCACTTTGCTTGTGCCACCTTCGCTTGAGTTTGCTGCACGCAAATTACTCGAAGCAGAATTAATTGACGGCACAACCAACACCTTAAAAGGTGTGTTAAAAGTGGTAGTGAATCCATTTATTGCTGAATAAGTTTAATGTTGGGCGTAGCAATACGCCCATTTTGAGAGGGTAGCAAAATGGCAAAACCAAAGAAAAATGACAATGAAGCTTTGAACACAAACGAAAACACACCGCTTGAAGATAAGGTGAATGAACAGCCTGAAGATAAAACGGATGAACAACCTAAACCGCCTGAAAGTGAAACTAAGCCTGATGACGGTGCTTTGATAAATCCTATTGCTTTTGAAGTTAAGCTCAAATCTATCCACCCACAAGCCACCTATGGGCGTTGTGGCTACCGTTTTAATAAAGAAACGGCGGTAGAAATTGCTCGTAAAGCCTTGAGTGATGAACAAATTATTACCTTAGCCAACGACCCTTATTTGGAGTTTGTACCTGTTGTTGAGGGCGATGCGTAATGTATGCGTTGGTTGATGATTTCGTTTTGCGAATTGGCGAACAGGAATCCATTGAGCTAACCGACCGTGAAATGGTAGGCGTGGTTGATGAAGCGACTCTTGAAGTAGCTTTAGCGGACTCTTCCAGCCAAATTGATGGCTATTTAAGTGGGCGTTACCGTCTGCCATTAAAGACTGTACCGCAAAATTTAAAGCGTATTTGCTGTGATTTGGCTCGTTATCATTTAACCAGCAAATCATTAGTAACGATGACCGAAGAGGTGGAAAACCGCTACAAACTTTGCTTAAAAGAGCTGGAAAACATCTCTAAGGGCGTAGTGTCGTTAGCGGTTGATGAAACCAATGAGGAAGAATCGGCTACTGGCGAAAATACAGTGCAGTTTTTTAACGGGGGCAACCGTATTTGGGGGCGTGATAAGCGATGATTAGCAAAATTGAGCGTGCTTTGATTGAGCGTTTAACGCTGGGCTTAGGCAAAATGGTGTATGCCGTTGCTGGGTATGCCGGGGAAATTAACGATGAGAAGTTAGATGTTCTCCGTTTGCCTGCTTGTCTTGTCTCTTATGGTGGCTCGGCGTTCGAGGCGAAATCAATGGGAGTAAGAGGTAAACGCTATCAAGCCACTGATGTGTTTGTGGTGTTGGTTATTACTCGCTCAATGCGAAATCAGACTGCTGGGCGTTTAGGTGGGGTAACAAGTCGTGAGGTGGGGGTTAATCAGTTGCTGGGAGCGGTGAAAACCTTATTGATTAACCAGACTTTAGACGGTTTAGTCCACCCTATCCAGCCTAAGCGAATCCGCACGATTTGGAATAATGCGGAAGTGAAGAAAGAGAAACTCTCTGCTTATGCTATTGAGTTTGAAATCAGCTACAACGAGTGCAATGTGCTTGATGATGGTAGATTCCCCGAAGGGGTTGAGCCGAATGAGCAAGTCTTTAAGCAGTATCAAGGCAAGCTAGATGAACCGCAAGGCGATTTATCGGGCTTTAATAATCGGATTTTTGACCCGAATAACAATGCCGAAACGGCATTTAGAACAGAATTTAAGGATGGTGATTAGATGTTAAAAGTGAAAGCCGCTAAAGGGGTGCGTGTGCCGGTAGAAAACCGACCGCATCACTATATTGAACAAGAGGCAGTAGAGGTTGAAAACACCCTTTACTATCAACGCCGCATTGCGGATGGCGATTTGATTGTCGTCAAAGAAACCAAATCCGCTAAAGAAACAGGGGGCAAATAATGTCAAAAATTGAATTTGAGAAAATCCCGAACAGTATTCGCAAACCAAGTGTGCTGACCGAATACAACAACAAAGATGCAGTAACCACCTTGCCGACCAATGAGCAAGAGGTGCTAATTGTTGCACCAATGCTAAACGGTGAGGCTGCTTTTACTGCTCCGCAAAAGATTTTTAGCGATGTGGAGGCGGAAAATTTATTTGGTAAAGGCTCGGTAGCTCATTTAATGGTTCGCCAAGCAATCCAAAATAATCCGCTAATCCGTTTAACGGTGGTGGGCTTAAAAGACCACGAGGCAGGTATTGCAGCAACAGGGCAAGTTAGTTTTACCGGCACAGTAACTTATGCCGGTGTGGTGCGTATTACGATTGCCGGCACAGCTTACGAAGTTGCAGCCGCAAAAGGCGAAGAAGCACAGGCGATTGTGGCTCGTTTAGTTAATGTGATTAATGCGGCGAGTTATAGCCCTGTGGTGGCAAGTGTGGAAAGTGAAACGACACTTAAACTGACCTCAAAAGCAAAAGGCGAAATCAGCAATGAAATCACGCTTGCAACACGCAATACAGCAACAGGTTTAACCCTTGAGGCTCGTGCGTTTGATAACGGTCAGCGTAATGCCCTAATTGCTCCGGCGTTGGCGAGTGTTGCCGGTACGCATTATAACGTGATTATTTCGCCGTTTTCAGATGATGAAAATGCCCTTGCCTTGCGTAGCCATTTAGAATCGGTTTCTGCCCCGATTGAAGATAAACCGGCTATTGGTGTAATGGGCTGGCGTGGCACTTATGCCACCGGCACAACCTTAACCGCAAGCCTTAACAGTGAGCGAATTATTGTAGGCTGGTATAAGGGAGCAACCGAATCAAATGCAATGATTGCGGCAGGGCTTGGTGCGGTAATTGCCGGTGAAGAAGATCCGGCTCGCCCGTTAAATACCCTTGAAGTTAAAGGCTTAACGGTCGTAGATGACTCGCAGAAACCGTTATTTAGCGAAGTAAACCAAGCGTTATATCACGGTTTAAGCCCGATTGAGGTGGTGGCAAGCCGTGTGCAGATTACCCGTGCGATTACTACATACACCAAAAACGTGACGAATACTGATGACCCAAGCTATTTGGATTTAACCACCATTCGTACGCTTGACTATGTGCGTAAGGCAATCCAAACCCGTCAGCGTTTGCGTTTCCCTCGTGCGAAAAACTCCCACCGTATTGTGGCAAAAGTACGCTCGGAGATTTTAGATGTGCTTTATCAGCTTGAGGGCGAAGAGGTAATCGAAAATGTGGAAGCGTGGAAAAATCGCTTATTAGTGGTGCGTAATCAAGACCCGACTTACTTGGATTTAGAAATCCCTGCGGATGTGGTTAATGGCTTGCACGTTATTCGTAACAAAATTACGTTAATTTTATAGGGGGTGCTAGATGTCAATTGTTTATGAAGGCTCTTGCGTGCTTGAGGTAGATGGCGTTGAGATTGAAATTACCAAACTTGATGTAAAAACCGTAACCGGTCGCAAGCTGGTTAAAACGATGAACAGTTCCGGACGTGCAAGAGGTTATTCGCAAGGCATTGCGGAATATACTCTCTCGGTGACTGCAGTTGAGCCTCAAGACGGTTCGGTAATTGATTGGGATAACATTAAAAATGCGAAGCTCACTAAATACCCGTTAGACAATAGCGAAAAACGCACCTCTTATTTAGGCTGTTTTACTACCGATGTGAGCGAGTCTTACACCGTTGATGGTGAGTCGGTGCGTGATATTCAACTCAACGCATTGCGTAAGGTGAATGAATAATGAAAATCACTTTAAATCTTGGCATTGAATATAACGGGAAAATTCGCCGTGATTGTACGGTGCGATTGCTGACGATGGGCGGTCAATGCACGGCTCAAGAAATGATTGCGGATTTAGGGTTTGAGGAAAACTCGGAAGCCCTATCAAAGCGTGAACAAACCTTGGTCGATATGGCTTACCTTTCGCAGCAAGTTACCTTTGATGGTATTTATCAAGGTAATGTGACGGCTCAATTTTTATTTGACAATTTAGCTACCGAAGACTACTGGCAGTTGATTGAGGCAACGCTCACACTCCGAAAAAAGCGGTTAGAAAATGGGGTGAGCCAAAGCGAGAGCGAAAGCCCGGCAAATCCCGATTTGGCGTAGCAGAAGCCTTTAAGCAGTACCGACAAGCGGTGATTTTACTCTCAAAATTTGCAATTACCGCCGAGCAGGTATGGCAAATGCCGTTGCTTGAGGTATTTGCGTGGATTGAGAGCTACTTGGAGAGTGAGGGCGTAAAAACACCGCATAGCCCAATGGGTGCGAATAGCGAAGTGAAACGCGAAAGCTATGTCTTTACTCGGTGTGGCAAAATTGAATAGGGGCGAAAGCCCCTTTTTTGTACTTTAAAATTAGTTTAAAGAGACTTTAAAAATGGCAAAAAATATGAAAGTGCAACTGGAATTGACGGCAAAAGATACTGCCTCCCCAGTTTTAAACCAAGCCGCTAAAACCGCCGAAAAAGCCTTTAAAAATACAGAGCGAGCGGCACAAAAAAGTGGCAATGCTCAAACGCAAGCAGCACAGAAAGCAGCGAATGCTACAGAAAGCTCAAATCGGAAAATAGAACAGAGTTACCGTAATGCCCGCCGAGTGGCTGCCGATGTGAGCCGAGCCCGTGAAACATTAGGTGTTCGGGCGGAAAATGCAATCCAACGCGAAATTGAACAAACTCGTGCAGCCTATGACCGCTTAAAACGCTCAGGTGTTGCCTCGCAAAATGAGCTACGCCGTGCCTCAGAAGCGACTAAGCAACGAGTCCGAGAGTTAAATGCTGAATTGGGTAAAACCAGTTTTGGGGATAAGGCAGGAAGTTTTGGGCGTGGGTTGATGGGTGCAGGGGTTGGAATTGCTGCAGGTGCAGCAATGGCTCGCCAGCCTGCAAGAAATCAAATGGAATTTGATAGACAGCTTGCAATGGTAGCGAATACCGCCTTTTCAGATCGTGATGTGAAAGGGCGTATTGATGGGAAAAGAGAGTTACTTGATGCCGTACAGAAAGCAGTAAGTGTAGGCGGTGGCTCAAAAGAAGAAGCGTTGAGCTCACTAGACGCTTTACTTGCCTCAGGTGCTGTTTCTACCGAAACCGCTCTCAATTTACTCCCAACGTTGCAGAAAGGTGCGGTCGCAACAGGGGCAAGTGCAAATGATATGGCTCAAATTGCTATTTCCTCAATGCAACAATTTGGGATTAAAGAAGAGGATATTGGTCGAGTCTTAGATATGGCAGTTGCCGCTGGGCAAGCCGGTAGCTTTGAGCTTGCAGATATGGCAAGTTGGTTGCCTCAACAAATGGCCGCTGCAAAACAAGCTGGCTTAAGCGGCATTGAGGGATTTGAGCGACTTTTAATTGCAAACCAACAGGCTCGTGTCACTGCCGGTACAAGTAACGAGGCTGGTAATAATTTAGTGAATCTGTTGGGTAAGATTACTGCTAAAGAAACTAATGAGCGTTTTAAGAATATTGAATATAAAGATCCGAAAACTGGCAAAACCAAAGCGATTGATTTTGCAAAATCTATGGAGCATTACAAGGGAAAAGGGCAAGATTCATTGCAGGCTTTTATGTCTATTATGGATGACGTTGTCGGGAGTGATAAACGCTATCAAGAACTACAAGCTAAACTTAAAACTGCTAAAGGCGAAGAGCAGAAACGCTTATTCAATGAATTAACAAACTTAGTTGAAGGTACGGCAATTGGAGAAATTATTTCTGATCGCCAAGCATTAATGGCTCTATTAGGGATAAAGAATAATGTTCAATTAGGTGAAAAAGTACAGAAAGATATTCAGAATAGTGAAGGAGCTGTTGAAACCTCTCACGCTGTTATTCGGGATACTAATGCTCATAAAGTTGAATCATTAAAAAATACAACTGAATTTGCACAAATGAAAAACTTTGAAAAAGTAAATGGAGTGTTAGGCACATTAGCTGAATTACTGAATAAATACGCCAATGAATACCCTAACTTAACTCAATTTTTAAGTGGTGCAACAGATGCCGTTAAAATTTTTGGAGCAGCTCTTGCTGCATCAAGTGTGCTTGATTTATTAACCGGTAAAAAAGACAAGGGCGGACTAATTGGTGATGTTTTGGATAAATCATCAAAAGCTAGTGGAGGTAAAGGTAAGGTAGGTAAATTGCTTTCGGTTGGTGGCTCTTTTGCTAGTGTTGCAGGCGTTGCCACAATGCTACACGGCGACCAAGCCCCGATGAGTGAGGAGCGAAAAGCAGAGTTAAGAGATCCTAATTATCAAGCTCGTAAAATGTACGAGTACAAAAAAGAGATTTTAGGTAGCCGTTTCCACTCGTTTTTTCGTAGTAATGAAACCCTTGAGCAATATCGGAAAGATGTGAGTGCTTATGAGGCTAAGCAAAAGAATAGCAATACTATGGGAGCTGTACAAGGGGTTTTAAGTACCATTCCGAGCTTACAAGAGTTACGCCCTAAAGTTGATTCGGTTACTCAAACCCTATCCACCTATCAAGCCGACTTTCAGGCTTTTGGGGCAACGATTTCAGCCGGTATTGAGGCAGGGCTTGCCTCGCAATCTCATACGATTGCAAATCAAATCACCGTGGAGCTGGACGGTTCGGTGGTGGCTGAAAAAGTGGCTGAATATCAGTTTAATTTTAACAAGAGGATGGCGTAATGAGCGGTTGGACAATGCCTATTCAACAGGCGAGTTTTAAAGGTGTGCGTTTTGACGTGCTTGCAGTGGATGATAGCTTTGAGCGAGCGGTAGTTGAACACGCCTACCCTTTTGTAAATGGGGCTGATTTAGAGGATATGGGGCTAAACACCCAAACTATTCGGCTGCAAGCGGTCTTTTTTGGCTCAAGCTATTACACGGACTATATCCGCTTACTTTCAGTTTTGCAGCAAAAAGGGGCTGATGTATTAGTCCACCCTATTCGTGGGCGTTTACCGAATATGTTACTCGTTTCGGCGAATCTACATACCGATGCCGAAAATATCAATTATGTTGCCTTAGATTTGACCTTTAAAGAGGCAACCGAAATGCAGCCGATTTTTGCCTTTGAAGATTCGCTGATTTCGAAAATCGACAAGCTGCTACTTGATCTCGAAAACCTGTTTGATGATGGCTTGCGTTTTTGGGATAGCGTTGGGGTGTTTGATCTGAAATCTCGTTTGCTTGGGCTTTGGGGGGCGTTGTTTGCCTCGTTTGAGGCGGTGCGTAACCTGTTTGACTTGGACAAGAAAAAATACAGCATTGCCTCATCAACCTCACAACGCACCTATTTAAGAGACGGTTCGGGGGCATTGAATCAGTTAAAAGAAATGGTGGATAGCGGTATTCAGGGGCGTGCTGATTTAACGACACTCTCGTTTAAATCTCAGTTACTCAATATTACTGATGCGATAGATAACACTCAGGCGATTGTGAGCAAAGTGGCTAGAGATGAGGGTTTTAACCGCTCAAAAACGGTTAAGTTACTTGGCTCTGATGTGGTTGAGCTTGGCATTATGCTTGACCTTATTGCCACGACTAAGCTCACCAAAGTCTTGACTGAGCTGGTAGAAGAGCGTGAGGAAGAGCTGCTAATTGGTGATTTAGAGTTAATTAACCAAATTGTGCGTGAGCATTGGCTGAATATTATCAACAAACTGCGTGAGCAACAGAAGAACACTCAAAAAGGCGTGCCGAGTGATAAGACAAAAGTTATCTACGAGACCGCAGAAAAGCTGATCAACAATATCCGTAATGTTGCCCATCAGTTTACTGCACTTGTGCTTGCGGTAATTAATAAAAAACCGCCTTTGACCGTGCGAATGGTAATGGATAGCGGCACAATCCATAAAGTAGCTCACGCCTTTTATGGGGATTATGAGCGAGCGGATGAGCTATTACGTCTTAATCCGCATATTCGCCAGCCAAACTTTATTGAGCGAGGCACGCTGTTAAATTGTTATTGGGAGTAAAAATGGAAAATGAAATTGTGGTGGAGATTGACGGCTCGCAGCATAAAAACTGGAAAAGTTATGATATTGACAGCGATTTTTTAATTCCTGCTGATAGTTTTAATTTTGAGTTGGGTAAATCTAGCAATATAGAGGTTTTACCTAATTATTCGGGCAAAACGGCAATAGTTAAAATCAATGGCAAAACGGTGCTCACTGGCATTGTGGATACCACACATCACACCATTAGCAAAAGCGGGCGTGGGTTTAGCCTAAATGGACGTGATAAAGCCGCTATTTTGGTGGATTGCTCTGCCCCGATTACCAATGTGCAAGGGCTCTCTTTGCTTGATGCTGTTAAAAAAATTGTAACCCCTCTTGGGATTAAAGAGGTGCAACTGAAAGCCGAGAAAAACCCGACTTTAAGCAAGGTGGATATTGATGTGGGTGAATCGGCGTGGGAGGCGATTATGCGGTGTGCCAACTCGGCAGGTTTGCATTGTTGGTTTGACCCCAAAGGCGTGTTAATTGTCGGCGGTGCGGATTACGCTCAACCGCCCGTTGCCACGTTATATTGCGTGAAAGAGTCGGGGGATAGCCGTAAAAATAACTTTGTTGATGCAACACTTTCTTATGATGTGTCGCAAAGCTATTCGGAGGTCACTTTTCTTGCTCAAAAACACGGCAAAGATTCTGATAATGCCAAGCACGATTTTAAATGGGTGTATAAAAATGAGGAAATGGAGCTTTATAAACCGAAAACTATCGTGCTGGGCGATGTGGAGAACCTCGAAGCCTTGATGAAACAGGCGAAAAAACAGGTATCAGATTGGCAGTTGGAGTCATTTAACCTCACGATTATTGTACCTGACCATAAAACCAAAGACGGCACGTTGTGGCAAGCTGGGCAACGTGTGCACGTGGTATGTGAGGAGTATGATTTAGATGGTATTTTCTTTTTAATGGGGCGACGTTTTCGACTCTCTCGCACGGGTGGCACAACCACCGAATTGCGGTTAAAACTGGATGGCGTGTGGACACCTGATGCTTATCAAGCTAAAGCACAAGAGGCTCGCAAGCGTAAAGGCAAAAAAGGACGTAAGAAAAAAGAGCCTGTAGAATATGTAGGCTCGTGGGAGTTGGGAAAATAATATGATGAGAAAATTAGCAAAACAGACTAAAGAGGTGGCAAAAGGTGTGCAAGATAGCGTGCGTGCTGCTTTTAGAGGGGTATTAAATTTAGTCAAGAGTGGCAGTGATATTCAGCAGGTACAGGTGTCCGCTTTAGCGGACGAAACTATCCAAGATTTAGAGCTAATGCAGCATTTTGGTTTCACTTCCGTGCCACCTGCCGGCACGCAAGCGGTTGTTATCCCCTTAGGTGGTAAAACCACGCACGGTATTATTGTGGCGACTGAAAACGGCTCGTTTAGGGTTAAAAATCTAAAAAATGGTGAGACGGCTATTTATGATTCAAGCGGCTCAACTATCATATTAAAAAACGGGCGAGTGATTGATATTGAGTGCGATAGCTTTAACATTAAATGCAAGCAATATTCCGTCACCGCAAGCGGTGGAGCAAATTTTAACACCCCGAAACTAGAAACCGACCAGCAGTTTGTGTCTCAAGGGCAGATCAGCGGCAACGGTGGAATGGTAGTTCAAGGCGGAAGTGGTGCAAGTTTCACTGGCTCATTAACACAACAAGGAGGCAGTATCTCAACTGATGGTGATGTGGTGGCATCGGGTAAATCACTGGTTACACATCAACACAACGAACAAGGCGATGGCAGACCTACCTCTGCTCCAATTTAACTTACAAGCTAATTTACAAGCGGTCTAATTTTGCAAATTTTTTGTAGAAAAAGACCGCTTGCCATTTGTGGAAGTCTCTCCCCGTTACTCCTGTCTTTAATGTCTCTACCATAGCAATATGGACAGAGAAATCAGCCCGCTCACTCGGGACTATACAAGTGAAAATATAACTACACTGCAAAATGCCGTGTATATCAGACTAACTACTCCGAAAGGCTCGTGGTGGGCAGATGGGCGTGTAGGTTCTCTGCTCCATCTTATTCAACGTGAGAAAGATTTAAGCCGTGTGGGGCTATTAGCTCAACAGTACGCCGAAGAGGCTTTGCAGCCGATTATTGATGACGGACGAGCCAAAAGCATTACGGTGACACACGAGCAGCCAAAAGACGGCTCGTTAAATCTTTTAATCTCCGTTATTGATAATCGTGGGGTTAAATTTGAGTTTAAACACCCTGTAAAACTGGTTTAGGTGGTTTTTAAAATGTATCAAATCCCAACGCTTGAAGATGTTAGAAGAGAAATTCTGCGAGATATTCAATCTTTAGAGCCAACTGCTGATATTGAGGTGGATTCGGATTATTTTGTTCGTGCCTCCGCTTTGGCAAGCTGTGTGGTGGGGCTGTATGCTCACCAAAACTGGATTGTTCGTCAGTATTTCCCAGATACGGCAGACTCCGAATACCTCGAAATGCACGCTAAATTGCGAAATCTTTACCGTAAAAATGCGACCTATGCGAGTGGTTCGTTGAAAGTTTTTGGTACTGCTGGCTCAGTAATCAATGAGGGCTTGCAAGTTAAATTTGGCGAGCGTTTTTATGTAACCAAAAGCTCGGACGTTATTGGTGATGATGGCTCTGCAACGGTGCGAGTGATTTCAATGGCAACAGGGGCATCAAGCAATGTTAAATCTGAAAGTAAAGCACAACTGACTGCTGCTCCTGCTGGCGTATCAAGCGATTGCTTGTTATTGCCTGATGTGACAGGCGGGACGGAAGTGGAAAGCGATGCGGCATTGCTGGCTCGGTTATTAGAGCAGATTCGCCGACCACCGTCAGGCGGGAATAAAAATGACTTCCGCCAATGGGCAGAAAGCGTTGATGGCGTAACCTCTGCGTTTGTTTATCCATTACGGCGTGGCGAGGGTACGGTAGATATTGCAATCACCTCAGGTGATACCGTGCCAAGTGATGAAATCGTGCGAGCAACTCAAGCTTATATTGATGAAGTCCGCCCTGTTACGGCTAAATCGGTTTATGTACTTAAGCCAGTTGAAAAACGGGTCAATTTTAACATCAAAGTGCAACTTGATACGGATACGACGCTTGATGGTGTAAAAGCGGAAATCGAAAACGCTTTAGAGAATTATTTTTTATCACTCAAACCTGCTGACACCTTAATTATTTCGCAAATTGAGGCAGTAATTAGTGATTTAGTGGGCGTAGTAGATCGTGAGATTGTACAGCCAACCAGAAACCAAACGATTGATGCCTACCGTGAAATGGGCTGGTTCAGATTGGGTGATGTAACTGTGGAGTTGATGTGATGGTAACGATTAACTCTAAACACGGCAAGGCATTGGGCGGTTTATTACCGCCTGTATCGTATGACCCAAACGGCAGATGGCTAGCGTTATCCCTTGAAGTTGAGGGGAGAGAGCTAGACCGCATTGATGCGAGAGCCAAGACTTTAATCGATGCCGTTGATGTATCAACAGGCATTTTTATTGATGATTGGGAGCGGGTTTGTGGCTTAACGGCGAATAGCTCACTACCGCTTGAAACCCGAATTGAGCGTGTGATTGCAAAGCTGAATCAGTTGGGTGGATTGTCGATAGGCTATATCACTCAAGTGGCCAAAGAGCTTGGATATTGCATCAAAATTAGTGAGCCACAACCCTTTATTGCTGGGCTAAGCCGAGCTGGGGATATGTTATGGCATAAAGACATTATGTGGACATTTTTTGTGGATGTTTGCAACCCCACAGATGATTACAAGCGTTTTAGAGCAAGCGTGTCAATGGCTGGCGATGCGTTAATGGGACGATACAAAGACCCAATTTTAGAAAGTCTACTTGAAGAGGTAAAACCTGCATTTAGCCGTGTGTGGGTAAGATATTTAGGAGATATTGAATGAAACAAGTGATGAATCCGATTAATACCCCAACACAGCGTTTTAAAGATGGCAACCCTGCCACTGGTGAATATGGCACGATTGTGACTGCTGAATTTTTGAATAACGTCCAAGATTCGGTCATTAACACCCAACAAGAATTGCACAGTGTACTTGCTGAAGCAGGAATCGAAGCAAATGACGAACAAGTTAATCAGGTGGCTAAAGCAATCAAGAAAATTGCGGGCGATGCTACTCGTGATAATTTTAACGCATTAGCCAACCCTGATGGTTACAAACACATCGGTCGCTGCAAATCGGTTGCGGAGTTACGTACTATCCGCCCAACGGAACACGGTCAGCGTATTTTGGTGGATGCTTACTATGAGGACGGCACAACAGGCGGTGGGGAGTTTGTGGCTGATTTGCAGGATTTAGTTACGCCTGATGATGGTGGGGTTTGTTTTGTTGTGAATAATAATGGGGGGCGGTGGAAGCGTGTTGACCTTTCACATCTTACATTATTTGATTTTTGGGCCGTCGGTGACGGGGTAACAAATGATGAATCAGCATTTGTAAATGCTATGAGATATTCTCAATTTTTTATCGAAAACGGTACATTTCGTATCAACAATGCCGTTAATTCTGTTCGCGATAATGTGAAAATTTTGGGCAATAAGACCGGCAAATTAGTATTAGGTGCAGGTATCCAGCAAGCAGGGGCCGAAGTTTTTAATATTAATCACAGCAATTATTTTATCTCGGGTTTTTATATTGAAACACCGAACAAAGCAATTGGTATTCGATTTAAGTCTTTGGATGATGCTGGTGTTAAAAATCTCCATATTGACAATGTTGTGTTTAATGGCACCTTCTACGGGGTCAGGGCAGGTGAAAGTATTCAGGCGGATACTAATTACCCAACTGATAATGTGATTGTACAAAACTGCCAATCGTATTGTGGTTCAGGTAATGCGGGACATTATCTCTGCACCAAAGTTAAAGGTGTGCGATTTTTTAACAATATAGCAATTGGAGGTCGCAATGTATCAGCTTACGGTGCAACATCTTGCTCTGATATTTTCATTTTTGGTAATCGTGAACAGGGGATGGCAGTGACGACAGTCGATGTGGAAGCGGGCGTACAAGTGGAAGATGTACAAACTGGCGAATGTGTGGTAGCGAATAATATTTTCAGACACGATATTTGGATGTCTGGTGCTAAAAATGCCATTATCAACAGTAACCTCTGCCGTCGCTTGCGTGTCACATCAGGTAATCCGACTGACACAGGCAGCAACAATGTAGAATTTTCAAATAATCAAGCAAAATCTATTGCAATATCGAAATATGGTTCTTTCGATAATCCTTCATTGTTTATTGATAATATCAATTTTATTAATAACATTTTGGAGCCCAGTGAATTTAATCAAGATGTGTATATTGACGGGACAATTTTAAAACAGTGCCAATTTATTAATAATCGTTGTATTAGCAAGTCTAAGCAATATTCTGTCAGACTTGCTCGCAATAATCCGTTCTTAAATTTAACATTTAAGAGTAATAAATTATCGGACAATCCTGCGATTATATCAGGTAAGCAAGGTGTTATTTTCTGCGATGATTTGAGCTTAGGAGTAAATAAGCACAGATTAAGATTGCGATTTTCATCGCCGATTAATTTTACTGTTAATCAAGAATGGCAAAAAATGCCGTTTGACAGAGTGTTAAATGATATCAATGGTCATGTTGATATTGTCAGTGGTCAATTTATTGCAAGGACAGGCGGCACTTTTCATTTAAAAGGTAAAATAACGGTTACAAATTCATCGGAAGATGTGCTGAATTTATATCAACTCAGGCTGTTAATAAATAACGAAGAGAAAGAAAGACTGATTAATCAAAGTGTTTCACCTAAAAACAGCAAATCAAATACAAATGGTATGACAACAATCAATTTTGATACTGTAGTTGATTTAAAAGTAGGTGACATTGTTGATTTGCAGTATAAAACAACGCATGAGTTGACATTACTGTCAGACTCATTTTTATCTCAAATTTATGTGACTCAGGAGTTTTAAGTGACTAAAAAACACTACTGCACAGGCTGGCGTAATGCGCCAGCCAATATCAATAGTTGCTGTCATCAGCATGACCGAGACTACGGTATCAAGGGCACAGTCAGCCGAGCCGAAGCCGACAAGCGGTTAAGACATTGCTTAATTTCGCAAGGGAATCCGATTAAGGCGTGGGTGTTTTGGGTTGTGGTGAGGTTGTTTGGGTGGATTTATTACAAGGAGAAAAATATCAATGGAAAGTCATAA